CGTGAGGCTGCTTTAATAGCTGAGAGAGTTATGAGAGCTGGTAACGTTGGTTTGTTAGTGATTGATAGTTTGGCATGGTGGGAGCCTGAAGTAGTAGCTAAGAAAGGCTCTAGTTCTACAGATATGGTTGATTTTACTAGTCCTAAGATGGCATATCAAGGATCCTTTATTACTCAAGTAGTTAAAAAATTATGCCGCACTGCCAGAGAAACTGGAACAGTTATTATCAGTGTTAATCAAGTCAGAAACAGTTTAGACATGTTTAGTGGTTTAAATATAGTCCCTTATGGGCCTAAGGCTCTAGATCATGCTATCAGTGTACAATGTTTGGTTAGAGGTAAACCACGCGGCGAGAAAAACATTATTACTGATGTGGATGGTGAACTTATTGGACAATATGCTAGAATACTAGTCGACAAAAATAAAACAGCTATACCTATGCAACAAACATGTATTCCTCTCATTTTGGGAGTAGGTGTAAATCCATATATGGAATTAGCTACTTTAGCTCAGGAATGGGGCATAGTTACTGGAACAGCTGGTAATTTTAAATGGGTAGATTCGGGAGAGAAAATTTGTCGAGGTATTGCTAAGTTTGTTCAACTTCTTGCAGATGATAAAGAATTGTATAGTAATCTTCGAGAGAAAGTAATAGAGATGATGGGATTAGAATATCATACAGATCCTGTGAATGCTTATGATAATAAGCTTTGTAATAAATCCTCGGAGTTTACCCTAGTAAAGAATGAGTGAACTATCAGACAAAATTGAACATAAAATACAAACTTGTTTTCCTTTACTTAAATATGCAACAGAAGAGTATGTTGTTTACCGTGGGCATAGGTTATTTTTTGATTTTATTATTCCTGAGTTAAATATATATATTGAAGTTCAGGGACAACAACACTATAAAATAGTACCATTTTTTCATAAGTTTTCTGGAAGTTTTAGAAATCAGAAATATAGAGATCAATTAAAAACAGAATGGTGTGCTGAGAATGATATTATTCTAGTAGTTTTTTCTTATAAAGAAATAAATAAGGATTTGACTGATAGTTGTTTTCGTAATAAAATATTAAAGGCAGTAAGGGATTATAATAATGGATCTAGCGTTAAATAAATTACTTCAAGATTCAATACAAGGGACACATTTAGATAAAGTAGGTTTAGGAAGTCAAGAGCAGCTGCAGTGGGCTCTTAGTTTAAATCCTGAAAATCTAGTTGTTATGCCCGTAGAAGATATCTCTAAAGCTATATTTATTTATGCTCAATATATTGTTTTTATACAAGCTCAATTAAATGTGAGAGAAGCTACTTTAATGTATGAAAAGAAAAAATATAATAGAGCTGTAGCAAAAGCTATAAGCAAATATCCAAAAGGTACAGTAGTTGAAAGAGAAGCAAGAGCGATTGAAGAAAATGAAGATCTACAGCTTATGGAAAAACAATTTCTTAAAGCCCAAACTGATCATATTATGTTTCAAAAAATGCCCGATTCGATGTCTGAAATAGTTAATGCTCTTAAAAAGGAATTAACTAGAAGGTCTGGAGGTAATAAACTTGGATCCTATTAAGCCACCTAGTGATATATCTCAATTATTCATTAGTGATAAAGAACGAGCTGTTCTTGCACATGCTTTTAGCAACCCAGAAAACCTTAGTCATATTCTTTCCCAAATTAATTCTGAGTTTTTTTTATTTGCTCCTCATAGAATAATTTTTAATGCGATGGCGAGTTTATTGCCTGAAGTAAAGAGGATAGATTTTAATACTCTTCGGTTACGCTGTTTAGAATTTGGATTAAATAAGGAAATTGCAGATCATGATCAATACTTGCAACATGTTACGTGTGGTAATTTTGAAGATTCAGCATTAGATATACATTTACAAGCAGTTAAGGATGCCTATATTAAATATAGGCTTTATTTGATGCTTGGGAATTCTTCTCGGCGGGTAGATGAAAATAAGCACGACGGTGCTCAGATGGATGCTGACGCACTATTAAATTATATCAGTACTGAAATAAGCAGTTTAGATGCTTTTCGTGGTTTAGATGATGAGATAATAGATTTTTCTGAACGTGCTAGAGTGTTTGTAAACGAGCAAGCAGATCTTAGAACTGATGTAAAAGGATTGAGAACAGGGTTTGACACACTAGATACTGAAATTAATGGATTAATGAATAAAACTCTTACTGCGGTAGCCGCAAGATATAAAGTAGGAAAATCCGCTCTATTGTCTAATATTGCCGATTATGTAGCATACCAAAGTAAACAATGTTCAGTTTTAGTTTTAAGTACTGAAATGTCCTCAGATGAAGATTTAAGCCGGGTTTTGGCAATTAGAACCTTGTTACCTGAGAGAAGCATTTCTAACGGAACCTCATGGCATGAGCCAAAAGAAAAAGAAAAACTTGAAGCAGCTATTAATCAAATAGAAAATTCTCCATGTAGAGTATATCACAAATATATACCATCTTTTACTGTGGAATCTGTAATAGCCACGGCCACCCATGAGAGAAGAAAAATAAAAAATTTAGGATTAGTAATATTTGATTATATTAAAAGTCCAACTAATAAAGATGGGCTCTCTAAAGACTCTAGGGAGTATCAGCTATTGGGGGATCTTACTACAGCATTAAAGAATTTTGCAGGTCAAGAAGATATACCGGTGTTGACAGCCTGCCAGTTGAATAGAGAAAACGAAGTAGCCGACAGTGATAGAATTTCTAGATATGCAAATAATGTTGTATATTTACGGTATCAAACCCCAAAGGAACTTAAAGAGCGTGGTGATTTTAAAACATATGGTACACATATGCTAGAGATTAAAACTACTAGGGCAGGAGGATCTGGAAAAATACCGTTTAGGTTTTGGGAGTCATGTTTAAAGTTTGAAATAGCTGAAAGTTTTGATTTGATAAAAGATACTAATGGTCAGCCGCGTTTAACAACACCTGGTGAAATCACAGATGAAATGGTTACTAAATGGAGAGAACATATTAATCTCCCAAAGACTAAAAAGGAAACGGGGGTTGATTATTTAATGAGTAAAACCGAGGAGTTAGACACTGTTAGAAATATTGAGAATCAGATCAATCCAACAAATATTGCTAAAAACTCGTAAAAAGTATATACTTGCAGAATGACTAGATTTTAATTATGAATTGTTTAATTATTTTATGGAGTTAAATTAAATGTTAAGTCCTAATCCAGCACGTAGGAAAAGAAAGAAAAAGAGACTGTCTTTTGAGGATTATATGGAGGCTATTAGTACTATCAGAGAAGCCCCTGTAGAGATGAGCAACGAAGAAGTGATGGAAAAAGTAACAGAGACTTATGGTAATTCCAAAGGATTTCTAACTCATAATTCATCTACTTTTGTGGACTATGCTATACAGCTGATAGTGATAGTAACTATAGTTCTTTTATTTATTCTTACGATTAGTTTTGTTTCTTCTGATACACAGGAAAAAGATACCATAATAAATAACCCTACTAGTATACTTATTCCTGGTGATGATATTGTTTTTTAACTGTGTAAGTTGATATGTATAGTAGAGAACTACTGGATACCATTCTAGATCGTACAGATCCATTAGATGTTTTAAATTATTGTGGTGTACGTGTATCTCAACAATCTGCTTATGAAATAAGATGTGCTTGCCCTATTCATAATGGTGATAACGATAGTGCTTTTTCTTTTGATCGCCGTAATAAAGTCTTTAGTTGTTTTTCTCATAATTGTTTATCTGAAAAGAAAAGAGATGCTATAACGTTTCTCATAGCGGTTAAAAAATGCTCCTTTAAGGAAGCTATCGAGATTTTAGCTCAGCTTGCAGGTGTGGAACTGACAGAGGAACAAAAATATAGTGTTAATGCGTTTGATTATCAGTATATAACTCAGTTTAATAAATCAGAACACAGTGTAAACAAACTTAAACCAACCCTATTGCCTGAAATTAGAATTTTTAATTTATATAAAGATGGTTGGGAATATGTAAAACAATATTTAGAGAGCCCAGAACGTAATAGTACATTAGAAGAAATAAAAGATTTTGGACTATATCCAGGAGTAGATAAATTCTCGCATTTACGGTTGTATATACCAATACATGATGATATGGGTAGGTTAGTTGGATTGAGCGGTAGGAAAATGGACACAATTCTTCCATATCCAGAAGTAACACTTAAAGACGGTAAAGTTAAAATACCTCCTAAATATGATAACTTAAGCGGATTAAAGAAAGCATCTGTGTTATATAACTTACATAGAGCAAAAGAACATGCTGATAACGGATTGATTATAGTTGAAGGTCAATTTGATGCAATTCGTATGGTAAACTATGGTTATCCCAACACTGTTGCGAAAATGGGACCAGTTTTATCTGACCAGCAAAGTGGTTTACTTTACAGGTATGCTACCCGTGTGTTATTATTAGTAGAAGACAGTAAAAAAGTAGATCCTGAGACAGGACAAGTGCTATCACTAGTCCATCGGGATAAGAATCTAAATAAGTTGAAATATGGTATGAGGGTCGAAGTGGCCTATTTGGATAAGGATCCCGATAGCAGCACTAAAGAAGAGATTGATAAAGCCCTAAGTGCCGCTGAGTTAGTGAAAGCGATATGATCAAATCGAAGAATCCTGAATTATTTTGTAGTTTTTGTGAGAAATCTCAGAATGATGTTTCTAAATTAGTCGCAGGCCCTAGTGTTTTTATTTGTGATGAATGTATTCAACTTTGTAATGAAATTATTTTAGACGAGCACCTGCAATTAGAAGAAGAACTAGCAGAAATCTCCGGGAAGTTATTACTACCTGATCAAATAAAAGACAAACTAGATTTATATGTAGTAGGTCAAGAGGAAGCA